CTATTATATTCAGTTCCTTTAATACTATATAAATTAGATTGATCTGGAGAGGGTTTGATTTCAATTACTCTGTATCTTTTATTTTTTTGATTATTAATAGTCTCCAACTGCATAAATGAGCCCGTAGGTATTAAATCAAATTCTTCAGTCGCACTTGATGTATCTAATTCTAATCTTATTCCATTGTGAACTCTAGTTGAGCTGGTTATTGGGAATGCTGTGCTTCCTTGATCCTCTAAATTGTCAGTAAAGTTTTTTGTAACTGATTGACCTAATCTAACATCTCTGTAAGCATCTGTTAATGTTCCTGCACCACTAGGAGTATGGAAAAATCCATTATCTAAAATTACTCCAGTGTTCATGACGTTTTCTACAGTTACAGTATTACCGCTTCTTTCTAAAACCTTAGCTTCAGTTAACTCAAAATTTTTCAACTCATCGCTAATTGTTATTACGTCTCCGACATTTAAAGCCAATGATTCTAAACCAGCTTGGAATCCAACTATTTCTTTTTCTAATTTGTTGGTATATAATATATATCTAGCTAATCTTCTAGCTTGTCCCCTACTTGTTACTCCCTTACCTTCGATTGTTCTAACTAATTTGCCATTTTTTCTAATACCTTCTTCATCTTCAGCAACCTCAACTTTTCTAGTAAAGTTTTCAAACTTATCCTCAAAATAAACTCTAACACAATTAAATTCAGAATTTTTATGTGTTTCTGAGTACACAAAATCTCCATTTAGCACGGAGCTGTTTGAAAAATGCGTAGATGGTTCTATTGGTCTATCAGAGTAAAAGTCCAAAGCTCCATTTGAATAAAACGCTCTTCCATTAAAAATGTTTGCTATTTGTTCTAACGCTTGGAAAGCTGGCGTAGGTTCTCTAAATACTATGTTGCAAGAAAATCTTGGTTCAAGTCCTCCTCTATTATCATTAACCCCAACAAAGTTTCCGTTTGCATCAACTGCATCACAGTATCTACCGATTTCATATAAATTAAATATATTAATGTCTTCAATATCATCCATTCTACTACCTAGACCATATCTAGGATTAATCATTAAATCATATAGAATCCAAGCAGGGTTATCTGTCCAACCCATTTTAAACGATCCATCCCAATCTCCATGATAAACTTTTCTGTCGGTTAATATAGAAGAGTTTTTTATAAATCTTTTATCTTTTCCATTTAAATCTAAAGGAAAATAATTCGAAGGTATCAAAATTTTCTTCAGTCTAACGTTATATTGCCTATTTGGTATTGCTTGAAAAGATCTCGCATCTAAACCAAGTCGGACTAAACAAGAATTCGGATAAGAAAAATTATCGGTTACATATTCAGTTATAGAATAAATACCGCCATCTTTTTTAACCCTACTGGATTGAGTTTCAAAATCAAGTTTGTTAAATTTAACATACCTCTTATACTTATCAGCTAACGAATCTATGGTTTCATCTGGAAAAAATCCTATAATATCTTCATATTTTGGTAAATTATATTTTTTTGTATCTGTTTGGTAGGCGCTTAAAACTAAACCTTCGTAAGTTAATTTAATTATTTTGGGTTTATAAACAGCATCTGACAAAAATTGAAAACCTATTTCTAATTGAAAAGTTATTGTGGTTATATCTTTTTCAGCCCCAGCCGATAATGGATTTTTTTCCTGTGGGTGAAATGCTTGCAATTCCCCTATTCTTATCGTAGCTTTAAATTTATCAATTTCTTTTCTGTTAAATGTGTGCACAAATGGAATTGCATCACGATCTTTATGGCGAGGTCTCACATAATCAGTATAATCAATTAATTCTCTTGTGCCCGGAAGTCTTTCTTCATCAAACTCAGATCCAGCAAGATCATGCCTTATAAAACCACTTCCTTTAACAAAATAATCATTACTAGAATTAGAGGGGTCGTGAACTACACCGCTGTATCTTTTACCATCAATACTACCAGTGTGATCAAAGTTCGGTTGAGACATAGAGGATGTCTTGAAATAAGTATTAAAAGTATCTTGATCATTTTCAAATCCTTCAAACGGCGTTCCTGTATTAATAATCTTTGCATCATCATCAGTAAGTACAAATGGCCCTTTTAATTGTTTTGTATGCGTGTGTTCGGCAAGACTTCCACTAGTTAATGGTTCTTGTATTTCATCTCCTAGGTTATTGTAAACACTAACGTTTGCATAATTAAAAGTAGATGGTTCTCTTTCTTGTAGAATTAAAGATAGAGTTTTTCCAGTAACATCTGATGCAGGTATTTCTATAGCGGGGTTTGCTAAATTAACATAAACTATTTCACCATTAAAATCTCCAGAAAAGACATCATATTTATGCTCTATACCACTGTTTAATTTATTGTTGGCTACAGTTTTAGAATCGCTACTAGTAATTAAAACTTTTTCGAAACTTCCATCACTTACTCCCTTCATACCAGACATTGTTTCTCCCAAAAACACTGGCCATAAAGCAGGTCCTCTAAATTTTTTATGAGGTTGTTCTGTAATCTCTATATTATGATCAAACCCTTGACTTGAGCCACTTATCGTTAATGGCATATTATTCATTTGTCCAGTATCTCTAACATTAAAATCTAATTCTCTAGTTAATGGTTCTACAATATTTTGCACTCTTCCAGAAAACCCAGTTATCTCTGGAAATACGTAGTTTAAGCTTTCAGAAGATTGAGTATTAAAATTAAATGCTTCTGTCTCTGAAGTGTAATCAAGAAAACTTTGATCAAGGACGCCAATCCCACCATCGTTTACAATGAGAACAAATTGACCAGCATGTATTTTCCTTGGATTATTAGTATGCTCTGACGCTACATTGCCTGTATTAAGGTAGTTAAGATCTCCCCATTTAACGTGGTTTGTTGAATTTCCTTTAAATTTAGCAATATTACTACCAGATATTACGAAATGTGTTGATAAATTTGCTGGGGCATTGTTACCACCACTGACATATAATTGCCCATTCACAAACATATCAATTGAGGTCATGTCTTTAGGCTCTCCAAAATCGATGTCTATATAATTTTGATCTGGTGCACCTCCTCCTTGAACGCTTATGCCAGCCGGAAACCAAGTATTTGCGAAAGGATCTGACGCATCGTCTCCGGATATCCCATCAAAAACATGCCAAGATGGACCGCCAGCATGATCGTAACCACCACTGACAGTTATTCCATTATGAGTAAAAGGGCCTTTCCTATTACCACTATCGGGATAAGCACTACTTCTCGTGAATGAACTCTCTGAAAAAAATGAAGAAGGGTAAGTATTTCCAGCACTATCATGAAACCTTAGTTGCGATATACTTGTTTCTTCAGCTGATAATTGAGTCGCATCTGGTGAGACAACTTGAATTCTCCAATATCTAAAACCGTCTGGATATTTATTCCTAACTAGTCCTCTAGGTTGCAGTCCAAAATTCAATTCATAATCTGGCGCAATGTGGTCATCATGAAATTCATTGCCATTTGAATCAAAAATAAAATATCCAGTCTTACTTCCAACAGAAGTGTTTTCTTGATCATTTTTCTTTATTCTTAAATTTGTGATAAATAAACTATCTCCATCTAAAGAACTGTCAGCATAATCACCATTTTGAGCACCTCCTGCGTCTGTAAACGCAAACCCAAATGCTCTATCGTCTCTCCTTCCACTTTCTGCTGGGCCACGGTGGGATATGGTATATTTCCCAGTACGACAAGCTTTTCCAGTAGCTCGGATTGTACTAGAACCAAGATTTGCAGCGTTTTCTTCATAATGCGCCCAAACGCCAGTTTGAAAAGTACTCGGAACCCATTTATAAAAGTTATGAGTAAGTGCCCAATTATGGTTATAATCTTTACTATGAAATATAGCTTCAAACCCCCTACAAGCTTGGTTATCGCTAGGTATATAATAATCATAAGAAATTGTATATGTTGCATCTCTATCTGTGGTATCAAAATGTCGCAAATCATAACTATCTCTAAAAAATCCACTTAAATGATTACTCGTTTCTAAATTACTGAAAGCTCCATTCATAAGTTGTTCAACTCTAAAAGAGGAGCTGCTAGTTTTTAAGGCTTTTATTTCTATAACATTTTTTCTTGATGCAGTTCCTTCTGAATCATAAACTTCATTGTGAAAAATGGTTCTACTAGAAGATTGGTTTTGTCTTTCGTATTTATGTGTGTTTGAGCCCATGGGACTACTAAAAACTCCATACTTATCCAAAATCATATGACCCTTATAAGGCATATCTTTTATTTTATTTTGTACAGCTTGTATAATAGGTTCTTTTAATCCACGTGGATATAAAGCGCTGTCTTCAAAATCATAAAAAACATCAACAGGTCTGTGTCCACTAATAGCAGTTCCATCATGTCTTCTGGGTACTGCAGTAGATGAGCCAACAGCCAAAGTATTATTCCCCCAATGTTGTCCAGAAAACATTACGGGAGCAGCGTAAGCAGAAATAAAAGCAGATACAGCGGAACTGTAGTTTTTCCCATTTAGACTTTTATCTTTTCCAGAGTAATCGTAAAAATTAGTCAATTGATAAATAAAACTTCTTGAAACAAATGCGGAATCTATACTACCTCCAGTTGTTAATCCAGCACCATGTTTAACACTACCTTGATATCTTTTAGGTCTAGATAAATCAACTACATTAATGTTTGGTATTAAAAAATTACCACTCCCTTTTTGATTATCATCACCTTCTTTTAAAGGTGCAATTTCATCTTGACCGTAATATCTCACATTTACGTATGGAGTCAAAGTATAACCCGCTCCAGACTCTCTGTTTCTACCATTTGCTAAACCTTTTCCTAAATGCGTAACAGAGTCTTTGTGGATTTTTTCAGTGCTCGATCTTGTTTGACCGTTTATTTCATATGTACGAGCTAAATTATTGTCTATAAAATATACAGCGACCTTTCGATCTTCAGTTCTAGCTCCACCAAAAAGCCAATCTTTACCATATTTCGCTATAACTTTTCTATTTCTAATGGCTAAATGGCCATCAGAAGCTAGGTGATCTCCAGTAAGAAGACCGTCCGGCGCTCTCACAGTTTGAAGCGAATGTGGATCCCTCACTCTTTGCTTCATTGGAAATTTGTTATCTAAAAAACCTTGATAATCATTCAGAATATCCATCGCTCCAGTAGAGTAATCCACAAAACAACCTCTCAGATCATTTACTTTAAATTTTGAAACAGCTTTTCTACTTTTCGTAGACTCCACAATTGGAGTTTCATCTATGAAAGTAGCTTCAAGTATGTTGCAAGCTTCACCATTGTTATTAAAAAATCCCTCTATTGGACCTTCGGAAATCAAGTCTAAAGTTTCTAATCTAGCTGTAGAAAGAAAAAGTTTAGAAGCTAAGGTTGGTGTTGTAACTCTAAATTCTTTTTGTATATTATTGATGTTAGCGCTTAACGCTTCTGCATCTTCATCACTCACTCTATTTGCACCTTGTAAGGTTAGATGATAAGCTTTCTTGATTTTGTTTTTTATATAATCTTTCATTTAATAACCTCTAAATTGATTTTTAATAGAGGAACCAAATGCATCTTGTATTTTTAGTAGAGCGGCACTCTTATAACTTTCATATGTTTGATTCTGAAAATCGTTTTCAAGATTATAATTTGAAATTGACGTCCCTATCACCATTGAACCTACTCTCAACTTTCCGTATCCTATTGGTACAGGTTTACCTTGAGATGCTACGTTTCTAGGATTTTGGAATATAAAGGAAGAATTTTTTACAGAAGATTTGATTGAAGCCTCATCTGGTTCTGGCTCTGGAATTGGTGTCATCGCATACATAATTCCCGAAATAATTAATCCAACAGCTAAAGATGTTGCAAAAGCTGTGACAAAGCTACCTGCACTTAATGCGGAACCCAAACCAGATAAAAAACCACCAATAGCATTAATGGCAGTTCCAATAGCAGATATGGCTCCGCTAATTACACCTCCAGCAGCGCCAAAAAGAGCAGAGAGAACAGCGCCAAGTGTACCCATAACACAAGGAACTATGTCGACTATTTTAATTTCCCTATTTTGCTCTAATTCAAAAGAGTCAACAGTTTCGTTATTAATAATCATCTCGTAGTGAGTTCCTAACTCAAGAGAAGACAAAATTTCTTTTTTAAATCCAGGCCTTATAACATTAATTGCTGTTATAATATCCATTGGTTTATAAAGATTGCTAAAAGAAAATTCTTTTCCATATATCTTACCTAATTTTCCGTGTATTCTAATTACAGTTTTCATAACTAGTATTCTCCTTTGCCTCCTTGTAGTGATACAGAACCAGCGGCTCTTAAATTTAAACCCGGTCTGTTTTTTGCTTCTACTTCATTTAAGTCGATGGCTGTAATCGCACTTTCAATTATCTTACTACCAACCCTTAAAGCTCCGTAGCCAAGCGGAATTGCTGAAAATTGATCGGCAAGATTATCTCTATTTGTAAACATAAAACTAGTCGCTTTAGGCATTAAGATAGCTGCAGCAGGTTCGTTTTCTGGAATGGGTGTAGCTAAATATTGAATACCGGTCATCACCAACCCAATGACCAACTGAACAACAAAAGCTGCAATAAAGTTTGCTGAACCAGAAACTGCGGGTACAATTTCTATTTTTTTAATACTCCCCTTTTTAAGTGCTTGAGTTGGACTAGATACTACATTGTCATCAACTATCATTTCATAATGTTGATTTGCTTCAGCACTATTTTGGAAAAATTTTGTAAAACCTGGATAATTAGCATTGATCGCTCTTATGCAATCGGAGGGTTTGTATATGTTTTGAAATTTGTGTCTAGCTTTAAATTTTTTAGCTATCAATCCATGTAAAATTATTTCAGTCATGCTAGTTCCTCCTTTAATTTTTTTACGAGTTCAAATTCAACATCACAATTTTCTGGCTTATACAATCCAAACATATTAGTTTCTAAAGAATAAATAACAAAAGGATAACATGTTAACTCTGCTGTTGATTTATCAAAATCAGATGGCTTTTCAGAACCTATGCAGTGAGAGTGATATATTCCTACTAAATTATTTTTAGTTTTTACGTACAAAAATTCTTTTGCAGGTATGTAAAAATGTCTGCTCGGATTTGTAGATTTATTTTCCGTTGGTATAACTTTAAGTTCATCGTCTTCAAGGACAATGAAACCACAAACCTCCTCTGTTGGGTTTTTTTCACACTCGAATTGTATTTTTGTTTTCATCATTAGTATCCAAAACTTTCTGTTCCTGGAAATCCTCCATACGGTAATGTTTTATTGTTATTAACTCCACCCCAGTCATCATTTGCAAATCTTAACTTACAGCCAAATAATTTTTTAGAACAAGCGTCTTTTACCCATAAATCTGGTCTCTTGTTGGGATGATCGGTTGTAGCGGCTGTGTGACCAGATCGACATACATAATAAACTGGATGCTGTTGATAATAATTTGCAGTTAGACCTTGACCAGATAAAACCCTATTGCTGTATGTAAAAACATAATCTCCAGTCGCATATGTTATATTGCTACCACCAGCATTTAATCCACCACTCCAAAGACCCTTAGTTGTAAAAGCAGCGTTGATACTTGCGGCTTCACTATTCAATAGCTTAGGGTTTCCTTGGGTATCTTTAAAAATATCGCCATGATAATTGTAACCATCAACACTATTTCCAGTTACAAACATTTTATCATTTACTGTTGCTACTGGACGATCTTGATATTCTCCAGTTCTATTATAACCATATCTGCAACCATAGCCGCGATATATAAATGGGCAATAACGAGCGGCTATTCTTCTTGCAGGTATTTCTACATTTTCTAATTCTAAACTTGAAACCAATTCAAACTCAACCATCATTTTATTTTCTGAAACTTTTCTTGAAATAAAATATTTATCATCTGGCATTTTTGCGTTAGGGTTAGCTGTTCCAAATGGATTTTTTTTATCGGGAAAATTTTCATCATCTAAAAATCTGGCAAAAGTACGCGTTCTGACAACTTTCGCTCCGTTAAGATTGTTGTATTTTCTGAGCAAAGATGAGACATAAAGTCCCGCGTTTGATACTCTTAATTTGGGTCTAGGCAACCTTTGTTCGCCTAAAATTTCAAATCCTTCAGATTCAAGTGGCATTGGTAAATAGGTTTGCCCTTTAAAAATAATTTTTTGCTGGACTCCGTTGGTGCCTCCATGAATATGTATTTGAGCTTGACTATCGTTTTGATAATCGTAGTATATGGTAAATAATTCCAAGAGAGCCGTTGGCTCTAAATCGAATATAGCTTTAGCAAAATCTTGATTTATTCCTTTTCCCATGTACTATATTACACTGAGAAATGAAAAAATATACTAAATTAACAGATGGCTATTACAGAGAGTATGATAAAAAGGATTTCTTATCTTTATTTGGCTTATTTCTGGATTGGCAAAAAGAAAACAAGATTGAAAAATGGCATGTTTTAACAAAAGATTTTAGGGGAGACTTTGTTCTAAATTTCTTACTTCACGAATTTCAAAAATTATTAAGCCGATGTCCGATGAAATACGTTATAGTTGATAAAGAAACGGAAGAAATTGTTATTTTTGTGTGTTTTTCTCTTGATAAGTTTTTTGCGTCAAATACTAAGATGAAATCTGTAGATCTAATGTTTAGTTTTAAAAACTTAAAGTATCACGATAACCTCTACGCACAAAATATTTTCTTAGAAATTTTAAAAAATTTAAAAAATAAACACAAACGAGATGTTTTTGCCACGTTAGATAAAAGAAAAAACTTTGAAGTTTATAAAAAATGGATGCACAGACGCTTTAATTTAGAAAACATTTATACAGATCAATTTGATGCTGAAATTGTTAAATTTAACCTTGACAATGATGATGAAGATGTTATAAATGATAACTATGAGTAAATGGCAAAAACAACAAAATGGTGCAGTTTGGAAGAAAAAAGGTCCGAAAGGCACTTATTTATCGGGGTATGTCGAAATAAATGGACAACAACATAGAGTTACAATGTTCCCGAATAATTACAAAAAACATCAAAATCAGCCAGACTTTTTAATTTACCAGCCACACGCAGATTCTTAAGTGTAAAGAATCTATATGGCGAATAATCCACATGAGTTAGAGAAGGATATAAGGGGTCTTAGTATGGTTGAGCTTACGGGCAGGACAGAAACTACGATCCCAGATAAAATAGTACAACTTGTAGACTTACATGGTTATGACACAGGAAATTCTCAAGACCTTCATGCTATTGAAAAAGCCATCAAAGAATATAATCGTAGAATTGTTGCCATTACGGGCTTGGGTGTAGTTGTAGACGAAACAGGTAAATATTTTACAGACCCAGTTAATGCTGGATTTTTGCCAAACTCAATTACTGGCTTTTTTGATTTAAGGACTAATCAAGGATTGTTTCAATTCTTTACTCAAGGATCAAATGGTATTTTATATGGTTTTCGTAGAATTAATCCAGATTATACGGGTTATGCTTGTAGAGTTAGAAGACAATATGATTTAGCTGAAGTTGATGTAAAATTCGATGATCAAGGTATAGTTTCACCCGAATCAGAAGTTGATATAGCTGTTAGTGGTTTTGGAACTGGTTTAAAACCAACCGAAAAAACATTGACAGGTTTTTGTTTCCCAGACTATTTACCTGTTGGCATAATTGACAGTGAATTTGCCACTAGCACAATTTCTAAATTATATCAGCAAAGAATAAGTGGAGCGGGGAATAATATACCTTTAACTGGGCAACACGAAACGAGTCAACTAACTTCTAATGCAACTATTAGCGGGGTACGAAGTCAAACTTATCCCACTGGAGAAGTATTTAGTTTAGATCTTTCAGACTTTAGTCAAGGGACTTATATGGAGCCCGCAGATACTGACTTTGGTGGATCTAATAAATATCACTTGTTTACTGGCGTAGAAATTACTATTAATGACAAAGGAATTATGTTTCCTGCGTACGTTAGAACACGTAATGGCGGTTACAGCTGGCAGTACCTGTTCCCAGAAAATGCTAAGAATCTAGGTTTTGGTGGAGTAAGATGGGTTACAAGAGGTGTTTCTTACTTTGGATTATCAAGCAATTCTCGCACATTTGTTGAAGGATTTAGAAGCACCAGTGTAAGCTCTGGTACAGCTGACCCAGGTGTTATAGGTAGACAAGGTGGGGGAGGTGGTAATGGACACGCCAATTCTGTAATAACAGGTACTAGCACAAATAGACCTTTCGAATATACTAACTGGACAGTAACTGGTCAAGGTCAGTTTGATAGCGATGTCACCTTTTCATTTACAAAAGAAACTTTAAATACTCAACCAGTTATTGCTACTGGAGGTAAAGGCGGTGGCAGTGTTACTGGCCATATGGCTTTCAGTCAAGGTTCGCTTGCTAATAAAGACTTAACTGGTGCTTTGGGTATGCAATTCAAAGCTGAAGGAAATGCTAGTCATCTCAGACCAAATAATTTATATTATACATTCGATCAAGAAGCTACAATGGGATGGGTTGTTCAATTAGATACAACAGGAACCGATCAAACCATTTTTCACCAGGGTTCTCAAACAGGTGTTTTTATTGAGGGTCTATCAAGTTCAATATCTGATGGAGCCTATCTTGTTTATGGTACTCATTACGGACCAGCTGAAAAGTCTTGGAAAGCTAAATTTTACAATGATGGTGATCATACAAATACCATGCTTAGAACAAGAGATTCTGTGTTTATAAACAACGGAATTACCGATAGTGGAAACAACACTGACAAACACTACATACAAATGCACTTTAGTGCGGCTGATGGTCACAGAGGCGAACTAGAATTTGACGGAATAACTAGACAACTATCTGGGCAAGATACTTTTGGAATAACCAATTCAACTCAACCTTTTGCTAATTTATCTTCAGTTTTTGGATCTAGAAAAGACAGTAATGGAGATTTTTTATCAGAACCACTTGATGGAACAATCTATGAAATGATATTCTTTGATAATGATGCGCAGGCAGATCCAGATGAATTAGCGAGATATACAGGTAAAGTAAGAAATTATCACAATATATAATGAGTAAACTAAATAATAAATTTGTAATTTTAACAGCCTTTTATAATTGCGAAGACTATATCGCAAGAAATGTTATTGGCACCCTTAGACAAGGCACTAATGACTTGGGTGTCATTTTTATCAATGATGGTTCGCAAGATGATTCAGAAGAAATCTTGTTCGATCAAATTACGGGATCTTTTGCTGGCGAAATACAACAATCTGGCAGCTCTAATGTTTGGACTGGTAAAGCTTTTGGTAAAGATATTTTATATGTCAAACATGAGCAAAATAGTGGTTGCGCAGGATTAAATCAAAAAGTTGCAGTAGATAGATATGTATCAAATACAGATACAATTTGTGGTATTGTTGATGGAGATGATTTTTTAAATGATAATGGTGCTGTAGCTTGGGTAACTGAAAAAATGGGTTCAGATAAATTATTGTATGCATCCACCCAGAGATGGAAAAGAGCTGAAGGCGGATCAAAAGACTGTTATTATTTGTCAAATAAACTATTAACCCAAGCAGATTTTCCAGATTTTGTCGCAGGTGGTGTTACTTTCGCTGGTCACAAGTGCCTACCACTACGATCTCAAACCTTTCGTTTAAATCATTTTAGAGCTTTTAGAAAAATTTTGTCTGATAATGTCGAGACTGGAAGAAGTTTTGTGAATCCAACTGGAGGATTAATGAAAGCTGGAAGCGATGTCGCTTTCTTTAAACCTATGATTGATATGGCTGAACCCGATAGAATTGAAATTTCAAGAGCTTGTCATTATAGCTATACTTATGATTCTCCGTTAAATGACCACAATCTTTATCACGACGATCAACACAGAAATGCAAAATTCTGCCACTATTCAATTAAAAATGTAGATTTTGTTAGCGGTTCGACAGGACACGTTGCACAGTGGTGTTTAGATCGTGGGGTCGGTTATGATCACGTTTCTGAAAACGATGTAAATTTATCTGGTGCTGTTGATAGCAAAACAGGATATTTTTTCTGGAACAAATACCCAGAAACTGGAAATGTTACTTGCTCTACCCCATATAACAGAATAAATTGGTAGTTGACAAATAATATTAAATACTCTATAAGT